GTCGTCATATACAGGCTGAAACTTTATATCGACATTAGCCACTTTAAATTTATTTGCTATGTCGGCCCGCAGGAGAGAAGGAGGGTCATCAGAGAACTTGTCTACAGAGACTCTCAGCATGGTAAAGTAGTTAGAGTCCGATATCTCTTCAGACATAGCTTCGAGAGAATCAAAAGGTGCCTCGTAGAACCTTGGACCAAATCCCACTTTAAATTTAATAAGTGGCTTCCAGCCGCGAGGGGATTCCTCTAGTATTCCTACAAAGTGTTCGTTATCGGACTCTCCAAAGTTTGTTGACCATGGAGTTCCCAACACAGTTACGTGCCCGTCTTCAAAACACTTATGAATGTGTCCAAGGATAGTTCTACAGGGGAAATCACTTAACTGAATATCAGAATTAAAGCCCCTGATACCAAGAGAAGGAGGAACATAACTAAAATGACCAAAAGCGATTGTATCATCATCAGGTGCTCGACGTAGGTGCTCCTTGATAACTTCTTCATCTTCATAATGGGGTATTAGTAGAAAGTTAAGATCAGTATCAACAATAGTCTGCTGGACAAGCCGCACTTTAGACCCAGGGTAACAAAGTGTTTCCAGCGCAGTCAACCCGTCATCGTTTCTATTTTGCGAATCGTGGTTTCCTCTAAGCACATACATACATTTCAGGTCTGGCAAGGTAGCTAGCTCCTGAAACATCTTTTGAACACCGACAATCACTTCAGGCGTAGGCTTTCTGTGATGATAGATATCACCAAGAAAGACAACGTGAGTAGGTTTATGTTCCTTTACAATCCTTAGTGTAGATTGCAGTTGGTTATCAAGATAACCCTCACACTTGGTATCGTAGTGAGTGTCACCTATAACTAGGCACTTTCTCACAGGCTCTCCTTAGTGATGCCCAGACGATCCAAGTCCTCCTTCAGAAGCTCGTAGATGCCTTCTGCAAGCATACGAATCTCCCATTGAGCATCAGGCTTTAGACGCTGGTGGAGGAACCAAATCACACTTTGCAAACTTAGAGTCCAATACGCCTTTGTATACATCCCCTGAGGGAGTATCATCCTAGCCTGCTCCTTAGCTACCCCGTTATTGATTAGACGTTCATACATATGCAGCGATCTCTTACACAGATCGTCCATGTATTCTTGAATCTCACCAGGATACATGAATCCTAAGGAGTATTCATCAGTAGGATTTACATACTTGTCAGAGGACTGCTTGTTGCCATGTGGAGGGTTAGACCTAAGCTCTTCAGGGATATAGTATTCTTCTGAAGTCTTAGTGTATCTCCCACTCACCTCGTTCCAAGAGCAACCCTTGTCAATATCATACAAGTGGTCAAACTCTTCAATAAATACCTCCCTTCCGTCAGCTTCTACCGACCTAAACCCCGAACCAACCTGATACTTCATAAGCTGCCGTGCCACAAAAATAGGCAGCTTTACCTGGAACGTGTAGTAGCTATGACGGAAGGGAGATGTGTGTTCATGTGTCCAAAGAAACTTAGTAAGCTTCTTATCCTTATCATCGAATGCTTCCTTCTCATTATTATAGGAGCAACGAGCAGCATTCACAGTTTTTAGTGCAGAATCGTGAACCATACGATCCACAAGATCTACACTACTTTTTTTATCACCAAGAAAGTCTATGGTTTTATCGGTCATCTATAATGGTTTAGAGGTAAATAAGGTAGGAGTATTATAGCCATGACAGGAAGGTTTAGACAAGCGTTATTAGAAAAAGGCACCATGCCCAAGAAGTTCTCCGTTAAGAGCGGAGACAAGTCTGCGGCTGGAGGTCTCACCCAGAAAGGTGTTAAACGTTACAGGGCAGCTAATCCTGGATCTAAGCTTAAAACTGCTGTGACCACGAAGCCCTCTAAACTTAAAAAGGGCAGCAAGTCTGCTAGTCGCCGTAAATCTTTCTGCGCTCGTATGGGTGGCATGAAGAAAAGCAGGACTTCCGCTAAAACTGCTAACGATCCCGATAGCCGTATTAACAAGGCTCTCCGTAAATGGAACTGCTCTACTGATATTATTCGAGGTGCTCGTTTAGCTCTGGCTGAGAGAGTCCTTGAAGCTTGTTGGGAAACTCACAAAAAAGTGGGTATGAAAAAAAAGGGTAACCGCATGGTCCCTGACTGTGTGAAAAAGTAATTTAGGTATTTATTATGGCAAAGAAAAAGAAAAAGTTCCCCGACCTTACAGGAGACGGCAAGGTCACAAAAGCAGATATTCTCAAAGGAAGAGGGGTTATTGAGAGTGACGACTTCATTTCTGAGGTTATGAGCCGTGTCGAGGAGAACATCCTTCTTGAAGATGAGTTCTTTAAGATGTTAGAGGGTTTAGAGGAAAAAGGCTACGACGTTGAAAGTCTCACGGAAGAAGAACTTAATGAGTTTTTCTATAAATTGAGAAAGGGCCTGAAAAAAGCCTCTGGGGGCAGATTTGATTTTACCACAGCTAAAGAAGACAGAAGGGAGCGTGCCCAGAAAAAAAGAGACAAGCGACGGGTGAAGCGGTCGATGGCGAACGCTGAAGAATACTCTGCCAAGCGAGGTGCTGCTAAAAAAGCTGCTGCTGAAAAGGCTGCGGCTGCTGAGAAGCCTAAGGATAAGGCTGTTACAACTCTTGCAACCAAAGGGTCTGGTGAAGAAGAGAAGTCGGCTGGTGGTAAGCCAACCCGCGCAGCGTTAAAGCAACAAACAGATCGTAGACTCAGTCAAGTGAAAAACGCTGAGACTGCACATGCCAATAACCCATACGCACAGCAGTCTCAAAAATTAGCAAAAAAACCTGATCATAATAGCACTGACATCGTCCGTGGTGCTCGCATGGGCCTTGCGGAAAGAGTTCTAAAGAAAATGAAGCCATGAGCAAACTACTAGACATCATCAAGGCTCTTCTCAATGAAGAAGAAGAAGATCCTATGAAGACCACTCCTGCCTCAATTAAAAAAGGTGGGGGTGACCCTAAGGTTTACAAGCAAGAGAAAGCCAAGAAGGATCCTAAGCCTGCGAAAAAGAAGAAGAAGAAATCTAGTCGTAGAGCTACTTTAGGACTATCGGGAGGTATGCATGATAAGAAGGGCACTCCAGCTAACCCATCCTCTAACCATCCAGACTACTTGAAGAAGAAGTTGTATAAAAGAAAAACCAAAGACGGAGGTTATGGAAAAGCAGGAGATACTAAGGATGCTGATACCAAAGTAAACCAAAAAGGTGTTAGGGGACATGAAGCCGCCATCGCTAAAAAGAAAGCAGGAAGATCACGCCAAGCAATGGCTCAAAGAATATCTAACAAGCTTAGAGCTAAGAGAGGGTTAGTGCCTTTAATGCCTGGGGAAAAGCATAGCTCGGATGATAAGCTAGGCAAGACTGAAAACTAACCCCCATACTCAACACCATTACCAAAGCTAGAACCAACTTCCACATCGACTCCGAGGGGAACCTTGAGATTGATGTGGAAGTTTTCTTTTAGGTAGTGGTAGTTCTCAAGCTCATCCTTCACGATCTCCACGACCTTCTTAGTCTCACCCTTAGGGGCGATCAGTTCGATAGAGTCGTGAACAGTAGCTACGACCTTAGCCTTCATACCCTTGAGCTTCTCAATCACACCAAGCATACCGCACAACAGGATATCGCTAGCAGCAGATTGAATCGTGAAGTTCAGGCCCTGTCGGAAAGCCTCACGGCGCACACCCTTAAACGGTGACCTTACATTGGGCAGGTGACGATAACGACCAAAGATAGTCTTAGCATAGCCGAACTGCTTAATATACTCGTCGATAGTATTCATGTAACGACTCACGCCAGGGAACGCCTTGAGCCAGCTATTAATAATCTCCTCTGCACGATCCTCTGGAATGTTACGCTTTGATGCTAGCGTATAAGCAGTGCCACCATACACGGTGAGGAAGCTAACTTCCTTAGCAATCTGTCGTTCGAGCTTGGTGACATCCTTAGGATCCTTGTTGAACGTCAACCCCGCAGAGTAACTGTGCAGGTCCACACCAGACTTAAAGGCGTGGATCATATTCTCCTCATTGGCAACGTGGGCAAGGACTCGTAGCTCCATCGCTTTCATGTCGATAGTAATGAAGTCGTGACCCTTGGGTGCCACAACATAATCACGGATGTTCACATCCAAAGATTCACGGGGTAAAGTGTGGAACGACACACCAATCTTATCTGTTCTTTTACGACCTACGTTAGCACCAGAGTTAGAGATGCGACCAGTGACAGTCCCATCAATGTTATACTTAACATACATCCGACCGTTACCCGTGTTGCTAAGTGCATTACGAGCGCCTTCGATGTATACGGAGTGTAACTTTACGAACTTCTTATACTCAGAGAACCTATCGAAGAATCTCTTAGCAGCTATAACCTGATCGTCGGTCATGCTGTTAAGCACAGCCCTTGCGATGTTTACTTCGTCGTTATCCCTCAAGCTTTAATCCTCTCGCAGTGAACTCTTCTTCAACCATTGCCTTCACCTTGGTCAGTGTTTCTTCGTTGGTAGAAGGAGCACCCTTCTTAGTGAACTCAAAAGGATACAACCCAAGCCCGAAGTCTTCAACCTGAACCCACTGACCATCATCGTTTTTCTCAAACGAATAGATGATCTTAACAAGCTGGTTAGTCGAGTTGAGGTTCGACCCCTCCTCCAAATCAGCGGCTTCCCGCAAAGCTATGTCAGCCATCTTAATCTTTTCTTGAAGTTCAATGTCTAGCTCGTTCAACTTGTCCTCGTCGATGAGCAGACCCTCGAACTCCATGTCTCTAAAGGCAACAGTGAGCGGAGAGATCAGCTTATCATACAGCTTCTCTAACTTCTTAGCTCTGACCTCTTCAAGTAACTTTGCATACACCTTAGCAGTTGCATACGTGTCCTTGGCATTACCTTCGACACATTGAATGAGTGGGATGTTCTTCCAATCAAACTTCTTACCTTCAACTGTAAGCATTAGAACTTTTCTTCTGGGAAGTAATAGTAAACAAGATCAGCGAGCGACTTCGGGACATCCTCTTTGTAGAGGTGTTGGAGCAGCTTGGTATCATACACATTATACACCTCGTCTACACCATATCGCTTCAGAAACTTAAGGTCGAAGCCTGCATTCTGCAAGACCTTCCTATTGTTCTTGTTCGCCATCACCTTACAGATAAACTTCATAAACTCACTTTTAATTTTATATCCAAGCTTGGCCTCGCGGTGATCTATGGGAAGAACGAGAGTTCGACCAAGCTCACCAGTATCACGGTCTACTAATGTCATAGACACAGTGTGGATAGTATCCTCTAGAAAGTTGAGTCCTGTAGTTTCAATGTCGATGGCAAGGTCCATGGTAGTATCAATAAACTCACCTTCAACCTCACGTAACTCAGAGATACCCATAGCCAATGTGTGGTCTACCTGAGCGTCTGTGGCCTTCCCTAAAAGCTCGTTATTTAGAGCGTTCTCTAGGTCAGTCCTAAAGAGATAGGCGTTCTTAGGCTCTGCTACGACCTGGAACGGGTGAATAACAGGCACTACCTTGAACTCTGTCCCAGACTCAGTTACTAGAGTATCGACCTTACCACGAATCTTACCCTCCTCCTTAGCTTTCCCATACAATAGTGTGGTAGCAACCTTACCACACGCAAACACAAGGCGAGGCTTGTAGTGATCAAGGGTATCATGTAGGTGAGCCTTACAAGTCTTCTTAATACCAGTGCTCAGATTGTCGGAAGTAATATTAGGGCACTTCACTGCCGTAGTAAATCCTACCTCCCACTGCTTTGTAAACCTGTCAAGCTCACGTTGGATGACATTGTATTCCTGTGGACGAAATGCTTCATACTGACCTTCAAACATCTTAGGCGAATCTGAGATGAATAAAATATCTACAGGGGCATCCTTGTACTCATAGTCCAAGATCGTGTGAGTAGGCAGTGACATGCGTAAAGCAGGACAGCCTTCACACTTAGGATTATGGCTCTTGAAACTTAGTTGTGACATAAGACTATCATAGTAAGGTGGCTCACTATATTGACAACAAAAGATTTGAACAGTTGATCCAAGAATTCAAACTTGGACGTAAGGAGAGTGAGGATGAACTCTTCGAAATGTTTGATACTTTAGTAGAAAGACTCATGCTTTCTTTTAAGTTCAATGTAGATCACGAAGAAGCCAAGCAGGAGTGCTTCCTACTCATACTGAAAGTGTTGAAGAATTTCAACAGGGAATCTGGTCAGGCGTTCAACTACTTCACTACGGTTATACTTAATAACCTTCGTCTGCTATACTCTAAGAACAAGAGATATAACGAAAAGCTTGAGTCCTATCGTAACCACAAGATGGGATTACCAAAGAACCCAAGCTCTATTTAGATTCCAAGTTCTGCTCCAACAGAGCCGTTGTAAGTAACAACGCGGGGGAACGACTTGTGAATTACAACCAGCATCGGTAACTGATCATACTTGGAGAGACACGCGGTTGAAATAGTCTCTCGATGCGACTTGATTGCAGACTTTATAACATCAAGAGCATTAGGCACATTAAAAATATCTACAACGAAAAGCTCCGTGGTGCCATCATTAGGAAGCTTATCATTAAAATAGTTGCAAACCTTATCCCAGGTGTTAGTAATCAGGTAGTAAGAGTTCTGCTTACTATCAATGTTGTGGGTTACAACTGACTCCAAATGTTTGGAGTTGTAGATATCACTCGTCTTGAAGTTGTTCTTCTGTTTGCTCATTAGTCTGATCACTCTCTTCAGTTTCCTGGGCAGCCTGTTCTTGATGGGCTTTAACAAGAGCTTGAATCTGCTCTGTCATAACGTTGCACCCAGCAAAGAAAATCTGCTTGTAGAAAACCTCGTCCTCAAGCTCTGGTGGCTTGAGCTTACAAAAGTTCTTGAAGCCTTCGGCTTCATCCTTAGAAAACTTAATCTGAATCTTCATTCTACCTCTACTCCTTTCTACTAGTTTAAACTTAGAATCTTTAAATGAAACGGATACATTATCCATAAAGCTATTATAGCTTAGAGGTTTCAATATGAAAGATGATTTTGATGTAACACCACTAAAAAAGAAAAAGAAAGTAAACTCAAGAGCTAAGGGTAATAGGTTTGAAAACAAAGTTGCCAAGACTCTCAATGAGAGATTTAACACTAAAGAATTTTGTAGAACTCCTGGATCTGGAGCATTTGCAACTACACATACATTACCTGAATACTTAAAAGTATATGGTGATTTAATAACACCAGAAAAGTTTAAGTATATTATTGAATGTAAGAAAGGATATGATGGAGAACAAGTATGTGATTTATTGAACCCTAAATCAGAAGTTTCTAAGATGATAGCTCAAGCATATCGAGATTCTAAGAAATCTTCTAGAAAGTTTTTATTAGTAATAGGGCAGAATCGTCAGGAGCCAGTGGCTATAACTAATGATGTGGACCTTCCAGTGCAGGGGTGGAAGTTCAAAGGGTATATTGACGATCTGGAGGTAATGATGTTTAGAATGTGTGATCTATTGTGCGTCGAGGACTCTTACTTTTTCTTTAATGATGCCTAAGGCTTCTTGTAGTTTACTAAGAGCATCCCAGACAATGCTAGAATCTTGTCTTCCTTCGGAATTAAACATAGCTCTACTGGTTTGAGCATACTTAGTTGTCATTGTTTCTGACTCATAACAATCCCACTTACGATCATCACTATTCCACTCTAACCGAACAGAAGCATTATTATCTTCTTTTTTGTTGAAAGAGAAAGCTTTACCCCTAACGTTAAAGTTGAAGCCATCGCCACCGCCTTCTCTAATACTTTTAGCAATCTGTTCAAATTGGTGGTTTTGAGTTGATACGTAAGATTTACCTGTGTTCAGGTTGTTTACTTGCAGCAGTGTATTTTTATTTTTAGAGCCACCACCCTTATACATGAGAGCTAATGCATAGAATTGTGCCGACTTTGAATCCTTATTCCTTCTTAGATTGGACATTAGCATTGGACCCAACAACTCTTTCTTCATCTGCCTTTCCAGATTAGGCTTGGCATCAGGCGAAGCATTCCTATAGTCATCGGCTAACCTTAGTAATCTTGTTCTAAACTGATTGTTATTTGCTTCATCATAGGTAGAGTTAGTTGTGATGTTCGTTAAAGTGGCGTCCACTAAATCAGATAACGCATCAACAGTAACCTCTTCACCATCAACCTTAGTGACAATATCGTTTGAAAGAGAATCTAATTGTTCCCTAATGTTCATTTGCTGTCGATGTATATCATCAAACTCCAATTTCTCATCGTCAGTCATTTGAGCAGCGTCCATAAAGGTAGAGAACAATTCACCACTATCTCCCCCACCACTCATGTATGCATCTATGTCGGAGTCGCGACCACCACCAAGAGCAGTTCCTCCCGATGTCCCGCCTGCTGATCTAAATAAGTTCTTGTAGCTAACCTCTGTAACATAAACTTTAGTAGATTCATCAATAAAATTAGCTTTCACAAGTTCTTCAAACTTTTTTCCCTTTCCAAACTGCTCGTAAACTTCTTTGGCAAGCACAGCCCTAAGCTTAGGGACAGTTCCGGTGGATTTCTTAAAAGCATCCTTAGCAGCCTTTAAGTCTGTCCACATCTCTACTGAATCTTGCTTCCTACCACCACCTACAACTCCACCCGCTTGGAACACAAAGTCGGGATTACGTTCGTCGGAGGATGCTCTTGCGACCGTAGCCATTGCTATAATAAGTTTGCCCTGGTCTTGCAAGATGCTCTGTAGATAATCAAATTCCGCTTGCGATTCTTCAGGAATTGCGGTGTCCTCAGCCAAATCTAACCAAGTTTCTTTTGCACGGTTAAGGCTTAAGATATCTGATCTAATATTCCGTGCCATCTCAATTATCATCTGTTCTACTTTTTGCCTATCTACATCCTCTACACCTTGCAACTTCCTAAGTCTTCTACTTAAAGCAACGAGTTCTGCGGGCTTCTCTAAAGCTGTGCCTCTAGTATTATTTTCAGATGATATCTTACCACCGGAGTCCCGTATGATGCTTACAGTTGGTATCTCTGGGCAGTTAGATTTTCTTATCATATTATCAATGATGGCTTTCTGACTGCCGCCAAACACATTACCTTGTGATTTTCCTCCAAAGTTTGTATCAATAATTATCTGATCATTATCTGTCTTTCTAAACCTACCGCAAAAGGTGTCAGACCCAATACTGTTTAATGCTTCTGCAAGTGCGATAGTCCTTTCCTTGGACGACTTTACTCCGACCACACGAAAAAGATCACCCTCAGCCTGTATAACCGGGAAGTCTTTCACAATGGACTTTACAAAATTAACGCCCTGCGATCGTCTCGCTGAGTCATCACTGCGGTAATTCCCTCTTTCACCAGCCCCCTTACCATACGTTTGAGCTTTATAATATAGTGAATTAAATAGTGATGCCATCTCTGGGTCAGCCTTCACATCAATGCCTATATCTAATAAAGCTTTGTCAATAGCCAGAGTGATTACTGGAAGTGCAGCCTCAGCCTCGTCTTTTTTCTTCTTCCTCTCCTCTTCACCCTTATCTCCTTCACCCAGAACGGCAGATACTACTCTACCGAAATCACTCTTACCCTTAGGACTAAGCTTACCTGTCTTAAAATCATACGTTGCAAAGTTATAAGCTCCAGCAACGGTGCCTGTGTGCGCTACCTTCGCATTACCTACAGTGACAGTCGCTCCTTTTTGCGGAGGAGTTACCGCTACCACAGATTTGATTGCCTTCTCTGCCTGAGCGACTCTTTGCTCATCCTGCTCTAACAGCCTAAGCTTACGATCATGCTTCCGACTGAAGCTCTCCAAAAGTTCCGTGAAAAAATCCATAACTTATAATAGACAAATAGCCCTCTCCCTTATTTAGAGAGAAGGCTATCAATTTTTAAGATACAACTATTACTACAGGTCGTTATGCTTACCGTAGTCGATAAAGTCGTAGCGGAAGGTAACTTCGACAGTCGAGAAGTCGTTCGTAGCGTAGTTCTTTTCAGAGAACTTAACTCCTGTGGGATACACACCATACATTTCAATGTAAGCATGTGGCTCATTAGTGTTATCAAGTTCCATAATCGTCATTCTATTAGCCTTAAAAGAACGATTACCCGCACCACCAGGGGCGGAAAACTTAACTAAGTCACCAGTAACGGGATCATAGATAGTCTTGAACCAGTTCCAAAGGGTGGGAGTGTTTCTGTTGAGAAGTTGATTATCAAAAGTAATAGTAACATTCTCAGGGGTAAACTTACCAGGGTAGTAAAGTTTATCGTTGAGTCTGTCAACTACAATGTCTTCAACTGCGCCCCCCACTTGACCGACCTGTTTGGCGGCAGTGGTAAGCACATCTGTCACAGCGTCAGATGTAAAAGGCAGTCCATAGAACCTAACTTCAAACTGATACGACCTTACCGAATCAAGCTTGCTAGAAACTCTGGGTAATCCTTGCCCAGGTGTAAAAGTTCTATTTCTAGTTTTTAAGATACTAGGTCTTCTGTCTATAGCCATAATTATTACCCGTTAATGTTAGCCGCTTGGCTTGTAAGGTTGACCTCAAACACTACCGTCTCAGCAGCCTTAGTCGGCTTGATAGCGATCGAGCACCAAAGTTCATTTCTGTCAACTCTACCAGGGGTGTTTACTGTAGAGTCACACTTGACGACACCTTCAATGATCGCTCGACGAGACTTAAGATCATCGAGGAATGGATTGATAGCGTCTTCCACAAGTTCCCATGTAAACTGATCGTTAGGCTCAAACTGGAAAGGTCTACCAAGGTCGAGAAGAACCTTTCTGATGAAGATCATAAGTCTGCGAACGTTTACTCTATCAAGAGCAGTCGGTTCTCTTTGAGCGGTTCTTTGACCGAAGATTGTGATGCCAGCACTGCGATCACTGTAAATAGGGTTGATCGAGTTACTGTAGAGAACGTCCCTATCCCCCTGGTTCAGGGGAAGCTCAACAGCCGTAGGCTTGGTTAAGCGACCTCTTCTAAAACCAGCAGGCGCAAACCAAGGCTCTGAAACAGCGTCTGTAAAGACACACTGACGAGCCGCAAAGATAGCCGGATCATACCACATATCTGCTCCGTCGAAAGTATTGAACACTTGAACCCAAGGCCAGTAGACCGCAGCATACGTGGAGTTGACTGCCGCTGTTCTTTCTGTTTGGGAAGCTCCGTTTATCCAGTCAACAGCATCTTGAACTTCGGTAAGGCCCAGAGGAGGAGAAACCAAAGCTAAGAAGTTCTTAGACGTTTCGGCAATAGTAACTAAAGCATTTTGAACAGACTGATCTGTGATACCAGGGATAGCAGCAATGGAGATATTAAGACCATCATCATCTAAAAGATACAAGCCTGTCTTCGAACTCTTGCTACCAATTAATCCTACACCTGCTGGATCTTCACCGTTGTCACCCCCCGATAAGGTATATGTCCCTTCAATAAGCTTGAGGAATCTAGGGGTGCCGTCTGGATCGCTCACTCCCTCGCCAACAAAGCCCGCCGCCGTAGCCTTATCACCAAATTTATCAGGTGCAACATAATCCCCGCCGCCTGAAGCTAAGGACATGGTTACATACTCAGATTGATTAGCGAGGGGATCCTCATTAAATATAAATTCCACAGAGTTAGCAGCACCAGGACTAAGCTCAGTAGCATTAAAAGCTTCGGCAGCAGCCCCGTCATTGTTAATAACGATTTGATCTCTAGTGGAAATGTTGTTAACTTCAACAGATACCCCAACATTAGTGCCATCTCTAAGAAGACTAAAGCTATAACCAGTGCCAGGATAAATAGATTCAATATCAAGAGTAACGCTACTAGAGGTGAAGCCATGAGAGGTTACATTATTTGAACCGGTACTAGAAGGATCTCCATCAATCTCTAGGGCTCTAAACTCAAAGTCATCACTTGAAGATACATGAAGTTCAGCACCACTCCCCGCATACTTAGAAGCCAAGTAAATCTGACTATTTGCGGGGTTACGGTAAGCAAACACATGTTGACCATTAACTAATTCAGGGTTGAATGCGTTAAGCATTATGGCTTCTTCAGTTGTGTAGTCATCAGATTGAACTAAGTCTACTGAACCTGTCACCGTTACATTACCATCATTACTTTTCACACTGTAATAAATAGAAGAGGTATTAGTGCTGGGAACATAACCACTGACATACACAGCAGGGCTCGCGCCCACTGAAGCCTCTGCGGCAGCTTCTTCAGCAGTGCTGCTTGCGCCTCTAACAAAGTAAACTTGATTGGTGGCTTCAAGAATCTCAAGGGCACCAAGGAGACCCTGAGAAGGCATATCCTTGTCAGGCTTACCAAACAATCTAAGTAATTGATCCTGGCTTGTAATAAGAGTAGCCTTATTAATTGGACCTTTAGTGGCAAAGCCTACTAAACCAACAACACTAGAATCAATGTTGGGAGCGTAAAAAGAAGTATCATTTTCACGAACTACGACAGACGGACTTGTGGGTATTGCCATGATTAATCACTCTCTTGAGTTGAGTTTTTTTTATATTTCCTAATTTGCTTTATAGGACTAATTGGAGCCGGAGCATCCTGAATATGCTTTACGGTAAACATTCTACGATTAACGAAACTTTTAAGAACTTTAGATGTCCAACTATCGGGGATTTCTTTAGTTTCCTTAGACTTGAAAAAGCAAACTTTAGGACCCTCGGGAGTGCCGAAGTGAACAGTAACACCTTGCATACTTGTATTCTTAATAACTTTCATAAAAGCTCCTACTATATTTACTACGAGACAGATCTAAAGTTACTTAATTTCCCTGCAATGTAAGGTTGTTAATAGTAAGCGTATTACCCGTGGTTATATTAGTAAGGCTACCAATATCCCACCAAGCATAAATTTCAGCATTGTTAGCGTTAAAACTAGGATCTTCCTCAGTCAGCAAGACGTATCTAGCATTTGTAATAGGGCCGTTAAACTGGAAGGCATTACCCGTTGTTTGAAGCACTGCTCGCGCTGCATCTTGACCCAAGGCATCGGCTCCTGAAACATCAAAGTCTACCGAAAGACCGCTATTCCTAGTCACTTGAAGACCCGAAACACCAACTACAGCAGCCGATACAAGAGTAACCTCCGAAGTGCTAGCAACCTTAGCATCCCAGACACCAGTATCCGTGCTAGGAACCGCATCCGAAGCCAACTGCAATCTAAAATTATTAGAGATGCTGCTAGCCTCAAAGAATTCTTCAAACAATCTTTGTTTACCTAAGTTAGTCCAAACCATAATATAAAACTCCTATAGTATTTAGGTGTATAGATTAATTGGTGTAATCTTAAGATTTCTAATTTTATTTTGCTCTACTTCGTAAGCTCCTGCATCGGGATCATATTGATTTGTCCTGTCTATTCCGGCTATATCCGTTTCAATTACCGTATTAGTGCAGTAGTCCATAGCCAAGTTATCCGAATCTTCTACTAGCCTATAGTTATTGACCTCACTAAAACCATCTACAAAGGTTACAGTCCCGCTTGTTACCGCTCCACTGAAGTTGAATGGCACTCTAAAGGAGCAGTTAGTAAGACTAGAAGCCCATACGTTCCAAGGTTGATAAAACTCAGCCGTCCCGGATGTTGAATCTCTATATTCAGAGGCTAAAGGTTGAATAGCCCAAGTTGAGAATCTATCCTGATAATTCAAACTAGCAATGGAATCTCCCGCACCATTGTTGAATATGCAGTCAACAAACTTTGCGTTATTTGATGCTGTAATGGTTTGGCTGGGCTGGTTTGCCTCGTCGAAGTGGCCCGGACTATGCAAAGCCAGTTGTCTTCCAGATTGATTTAAGTGACTTTCACTAGCATAAAACAATAACCCTTCATGAGAAACTCCAAGGTTACCTAATACGCTGTGCCGACCGTTATTAAAATAAGAGTTTATGAGTGTACACCCTTGCGTCTGAAAGAGTGCACTTGCCTGAGTACCATATTGATGTAAATATAATCCTATCGACCCCCTCTCGTTACCATCGCCCGATGCAGCCCCCACATATAGACAGTTTTTGTGAATACTCTTGGTAGTCCCTCTCTCTAATATATTTAAGTCTTCATCTGTAATTCTTTCATAGTTGTTATCCATCACCAGTGAATACGATGTTGATGATAGGCTATCGTCCATCTTTACCATAAAGTTTTCATAGGTGAGAATGTGCTCAGGAGCGGCAGAGCCTGGAATAGTATAATCCCTATTATGGGTAGAATTTACATTCAAAATCCTATAAATATTACTCCCACTAACAATCATACTTAAGTCCTTTACTGTGTAGTTAAAAGAGTTCTTACCAGAGTGTAGAATATTGTTGGCGTTCGCAATAATCTGAGCGCCGCTATCCCAGTTACCATTATGAGGCGTCTGACCGGATAGGATAAATGATTGACTTACGTTCCTATCCCCCTCCATACGGATATTACCGCCGTTGCTGGAGTGTACCTCTCCGCTTTTAAGCTGAATAATATGAGTCTCTCCATTTAATACGTTAGCGTTGCTGTGATAACCAGTATTCCACAGAACGTAGGTAGCATAGTCAGGTGTGAAATCTGCACTACTAGTTCCGATGTTTCTAACGGTTACCTTATCTGATATACTCTGATACGCTCCTGCATCCCTTTGATCAATACCCCAGGGTCTTTTAGTACCTGCAACATCTTTGTAGGAAAGACTATCTTGTGTCATATACTTGACGGGAAGGTTATCAAGGTCTGCTACAGGGTAATAAGTTCTAAGAGTGCTTAAATCTCCACCACCTGCTTGGAACCCTACTTCACCGTTTGTGACTGTCCCGTCATAAGTAAATGGAACTCCAAATTGAGTATTAGTTACAAACCCACTTGCAATAGAGTTTTCTAAAATACCGGATCCAGCAGGTATTTGATAACCTCCATTCTCAACAAGAGTGCTAGACGCTTGAGAGAATATGCAGTCTTTAGCTCTAAACGTTGATTGGCCTATACTTTGAGAACCATGCCAATCATAATCAATAAAGGCAACTGTCTGACCTCCAACGCCAGAAGTCTCTATTAAGCATCCATTTAAATCATAATGAATTCTATTTCGTCCCTCAGAAGTACCAACTGACTCTACATCCCTAACGGTACATCCATTCATTTTTAAATGATAAGTAGAATCACCGTATATGCTAAAGTTATCAATACGAGAGACTCCCTGACCAAATTTATCTCCTAGTATTAAACAGTTATCAAATCCTAAAGTTAGACTACCTCTTTCAACTATATTTGGAGTATAGTTAAGGGTAGTTCCATTTGAAACATTATTATATGGCCTTGGATGTTCTCCTGGCCTATCGTCTATAACACAATCATGATTAAGACCAGCAAAGTTACGACCACTCTGACCCGTTATGGGACTACCAGAAGAACCTAAACTGATAAGGCAGTTCTCATGCATTATCTTTGAATGATAAACATTCTCAGTAAATTGGTCAGTTAGAGGGTTTCTACTGTAGGGACCAGTGTAGTCACCTGATCTTTGGAAGAAATTATGAAAAACATTAGTACTGAAATCTATACCTTCAGTTTGACGACATATGACATCTTTTAAAAGGAAATTAATATCCTGTCTAGAAGCTAAGCCGGCAACAGCGGATCGAATACCCTCCTTGAATCTAGCTCCGACACCCCAATTACCGTTGTGCGGAGTTTCTCCAATAATTTCTATGTTTAGATTAACTTGTTTATTGTCGAAGCCATAGTTGCTAAGAGCATTTCCTTCATACTCCCCATCTTTAAATATAGCTTGATAAGTGTCTCCATTTAAAAACTCATCAGATGATTGAGAATTCCAAAAAAGACTAAAAGTATTGTAATCGCCACCTGTACCAATAGTGCCACTTATAACCCTATCACTTATACTTTGATACGCACCCGCATCGGTAGATCCAGGTCTTCTGAATCCAGTTATATCTTTACTACAAGTTACATATATGGAAGAAAGATCCATACACCTAACAGGAAGGTTATCGAAATGAGGAGTCAGTCTATAATCGCCTGGAGTGGAAGTTTCCCATGCAGATGCTCCTAAGAAACTAATAGCACCACTAGACTCTGGCTCCTGACCATCATATAGTATGTCTAAATTATTGTAGAAGTTAGTTCCGCTTAAATAAGTTCTAGTGCTGTCAGTATAGTATCCATTTGAATTTATTGTAGCTTGAGACGGTGGCGCGTAGAAGAATAAATCAATACCAAGATTCGCCCCTGAACGTGATATAACACCTTCAATGTTGATATCCACTACCTCGTTGGGGTAGTTGGAATGACTAATACCTACGTTATTGAAAGTACAACTTTTAAAGTTGTATACCGAATGTCCGCTACCACCGTAGGATATCGACGCTAAAGTTTTCCAACTCATGGGTGAACCAAAACCAAGAGGAGCAACATCATACACGCAGTTCTCTAAAGTTAATGTGTTCTTACCTCGCCTTGTAATATTTCCCGAAGCGTCGATGTCATAAGCGTAGTTTACTACATCATCGGTTAGAATGTTAGCTCCTGTGTGATGGGTTAAACAATTTTTAAAAGTTAGAGAACGATCATAATCTGCGGATTGTCTTATTGGAGAATAAAAACTAGCCTCTCCCGCAGGATAGAGTCTCACTTTACCTCCTTCTTGTTCTTTTCGAAATCTAACTAAACCATCAATAGTTACGTTAACAGAGTGTCCCTCATAAAATGCAAAGTCAAATCTATTAGCTATATTCACTGTAGAGAATATAGCCCCACTATCCCAATCTCCATTATGGTAAGCTGAAGTGTCACTTTTTAAAACAAGATCAAAATTTACACGGTCAAAACCCTGTATGAACGTGGTATAACCTGGATCAACGTGAACCCCACTAGGGTATATTAACCTTTCAGTTTCACCGTTTAGTATACTGTTTTTCCTATCAGCGTGCCAAAGCATAAAAGAAGCATAGTCAGTTCCTATGTAATAATCATTTACATTAGTGGAACTACTTTGGTAAGCACCTGCATCTGCAAAGTGAGGTCTTACACCACTAGCAACATCCCTAGTTGGAAGAATAGTATTTCCAACATACTTAACAGCAAGGTTATCAGCGTCTGCTACTAGCCTATAGTTACCGACCCCACTAGAACCATCTACAAAGGTTACAGTTCCGTCTGTTACTGTTCCATCAAAGTTGAAGTCTGCCCCGTAAGTGTTATTTACATCGCTGTTAAAGTCAGCAGAAGGCTGGGTTACTTGAGGATAATCCCAAAATCTACCATGCATTACGCTACTAGTGCTGTAGGAAAATATGTTATCTATAAAGTGTATATTTTGATCAACGAACTGGTCCCAATAGTTATCGGTCGCTATCCAATCGGCAGGGTCTCCATATACGTTCTCTGCATCGGGGTGAGCATAGGCTACCACACCTTGAGCACTGACGTTCATGCCAGCACCAAACCTACCCATATTCATACAAGAATTTAAAAAAGTGCATCCTTTAATATTAACTGTTGGAATAGCTTTGGTGCTGGAGCCGTGACCGAAGAATACGCTCCGGTTTCTGGGAGTGGCTGAAGCAAATGGAAAATCAACTACGCAGTTAGTGTAGTTTCCAGTAATGGTTGGTCTTTCTGTGATATTATTTTGATCATCATAAACTGCGTTGGTTATA